CCTCCTGCGCGCGCAGCGCGCACAGGAGGTTATCGCTGAGGCCGAGGCTGATGTTCGCCCCGACGCCGGTCTCGACGGGAAGATCAAGCGCCTCGAGCGCCAGAGACGGGCCGCGACATCTCCTGAGGATGTTGATAGGCTCACAGACGAGATCGCCGATCTTGAGGCGCGGCGCGGCCTGCCCACACCTGCGGTGGAAGCAGCGCGTCGTGTTCTGCAGGCTCAGGGGCTGGCGGTCCCGCAGAGGGGTGAGGCGTCAGGGCCCACCACTCAACCTGCTGAAGCTGAGGGTTTGCAGCCCGAGGTGGAGGCATCAGGGCCGGTGGGCGCGGCAGCGCCTGCCGGTCCGCGCAATACCGAGGCCGATGGAGACCTGGTTGCCAACCTCAAGCGGGGCGGTGACAGCGCACCCCCACTATCGGACACGACCCGCCCGGCGCGGGCGCGGCGTCTCTACAAGCGACTGGTCGATCGCGGTGTGCCTGTCGATGAGGCAGCCAAGCAGGCGGCGGAGCTGACTGCACCCGTGCCTGCTTCGGTGGCGGAGCCGAGTGAGAAGGGTTTCCTTGGCCGTCTTCTGTCGCCATCTCCTGCGCCATCCCAGGTGCTCGATGCTCTCGAGCGTGCGCGGAGCTATGTCCGCCCCAATGGCACGCTGTTTGAGGCTTATGCCTACGAGGATCTGGCTGGACGTTTCCGCGCCGCCAAATCGGTCGATGAGGTCTATGACATGATGGGCGACCTTGCTGACGCAAGGTATGCCGAGGTGTCGGTGGTCATGACCCCTGATGGCCAGATCGTGACGGCAGGAACGAACAACAACCCCAATTCCGTCATTGTCATGGTGCCGAATGACGCCTTCGAGCGGGGGCTGATCGACATTCACACCCACCCTGTCCCGTCTGCCTTCTCGATGCAGGACCTCTACTCGACCATGGGGAGCGGCCTGACCTCGCGGCTCGTTCTGACGGATGGTCAGGTTCTCGAAATTCGCCCTTTGGTCGCTGACGGTGAGCATCTGAACGAGGCCAAGGAAATGCTTCGCGAGGTCTCTCGCGCCATCATCGACGCAAGCCCGTCGCGTGGACCGACGGGTTACTACAACGTCCAGACCCGGGCTGAGGCTATCACGCAGGCCGCCGAGATGATGGGCATGATCGACTACGTCCGCCCGTTCCGGGGCCTGGACCAGCAGCAGAAGGACATCGTTGATGCAACCCTTGACACCTTCAGACCAAGGCTCGAACGGATTAAGGCAGGTCTTGCGAGTGGACCACGACCGGATGGAGGAGCAGGAGCTTCGCAAGCTGGCCGGGAGCGGCGATCCCCTAGCCTCCGAAGAGCTGTCGATGCGGAAGAGGGAGCGAGCGAAACGGATGACATCGAGCAAGACGAACTCTCCGATCTCCTCGACGATCCCTACGACGTCCGCCACTCCGCCCGAACAGACCGTAGACCTTCCGTCAGTCCCGAGCGACTGAGGGATCTGGCCACCTCGGTTCACGCCGAGCTTCTGCGTGACGCCAATGCCAGCAGGCACCGGAAATCGCCGCTTGTCGCGGCGGTCCGGGACGGCAAGGTGACTGTCGAGCAGATCGAAGCAGGCATCAAGGCGTGGGTAGAGAACGACGGCTACAAGCGGATGCATGCCCTCGGCGATGTCGTCCGCAGGATGTTCCCCGACCACATCATTGGTCCTGATGATTTTGTCGTCGACAAGCGGAACAAGCTCGGCCAAGCGCGCTACGGCACGAAATACAACCGCCTTCTCGACAATGCCATTGAGCCGCACAAGATTGCGCTCGAGCTGGCCGAAAAGGTCTACGTCGGCAGGGCTGGCTACATCGACAGCCGGATGATCTGGGTCCGGAACAAGTCGGGCCTGCGGTTCAAGAGCGGCCTTGTCGTTGTCAGTGACCGGCTGAAAAGCAGCCTTGAATTCACCAGCCCGCCACACACGCGGTTTGATCCGCCTTGGCCTGCTGACAATGTGTCGAAGATCAAGCGCGACGTGCGTGGCAACGCCTTCACCGACGACGCTCTTGAGCCAGCGCGCCGCACGGCGCGCTATCTGCAGGGCAATCGGTACACGCTCGATGCGGACCGCATCGCCAAGCTTACCTCTGACGACATGATCTCGAAGAAGGGGCTTGCGGCTGATGGCCTCAAGAAGTCCGACATCGAGTTGTATCGCAAACTGCTTCGCACGCCCCGTGCCCAGTGGACTGATGTCGAGACGAAGTTCATGGCCCGGCAGGGCGACAGCATTGGCGAGAAGATCGTCATTGCTGAGAACAAGCTCAAGCAGCTGCGCCGTGCCTATGAGACCTTCAAAGAGCAGCACGGACCCGACGCGGAGACTGGCTTCCTTTACCAGGTAGACAATCGCGGCCGTATCTACGCCGACGGCCAGTTCAACCCGCAGGGCGGCTCTGCGATCAAGGCCATCTTCAAGCACAAGGGCGTATCGCTGGCCGACATGACCGAGGTCGATGCTTCGGCTTCGGGCTGGCAGATCAACGCGCTGATGGCCCGTGACCACATTGCGGCGCCCGAGATCAACTTGGGCCGTGGTCAGGCAAGCGTCCCTGATGGGGTGAAGTCTGACCTCTACACCAATACGATCGCCAAGGTGGTGGAGCAGATCAGGGCTGATGTGGCGGTGGACGTGAAGTCTCTCCCGATCAGCCAGAGGCCTGATGCCCTGCGCCGCCAGCGCCTCGCCAAGGCCTTTATCAAGGCTGGCCTTGGTCCGGATGGGAAGCTGAACCGGGACGCCATCAAGGCGTCGGTGATTGCCGTAAACTACGGCGGGACGCGGGCGAACTTCTCCAAGAACCTTCGCAAGGTATTCGACGCCGACATGGATGCCTTCCGTGATGTTCAGGGCGACCAGCCCTGGTCTTACATCGGCAATCTGGCATTCGAGAGCCTGCGGGCGACGGCCCCCCATTCGCTGGCCCTGCAGGAGTGGACGACGTCCTCGATCTCCAAGCTGGCCGAGGCTGTGGAGAAGAAATATCCGCCGGGAGAGATGCCGCCGCTCGTGTTCTCTGTGGGTCTCGATGGCAAGGTCAAGGTCAAGAAGAAGAAGACCAAGGAGGCCGAGGCCGCGATCCGCGGTCGCACGGCGACGACTTTTGCCCGGGATGCAAACGGGGCTTACATCCTCGACGAGGCTGGTGAGCGGGTTGTCGTGAACAACACGCGCGAGGACGTGGTCAATTACAAGCAGCGCATCGACATCCTTGAGGTGGATGCCGACAAGATCGGCCGAGCGGTATGGGCGAACATCGTGCAGGGCTTCGATGCCTCTGTCCTGCACCGGGCGGTCGAGCGGTACAAGCAGATGACCGATGGCGCTTATATCACCACGAACCACGACAGCTTTACCGTTCCTCCGGAGCATGAAGGCGCGATTGCGGCTTCGGTCCGCGAGAGCATGAGGGCGATCATGGAGCAGGTAGATGCGCCGGCGCGCATCTACCAAGAGATCATGGACCAGGCCGCAGAGCATGGGGTCGAGATCGACGTTCAGCCCTTCAGCAACATGGGCCAGTACAACATGGATGACCTGATGACCTCGACGCCGGTTTTCGGCGAAGGGGCCAAGGGCAAGGACTACATTCCCGACTACGCCGAGATCCCGGAAGATGCTCCGACCTTGCGCCGCGCAGTCGATCCAGAGGTTCCGGCGGGCGGTGGGGGTGCCACCACCGTCGGATCGCCCCCTGCCAGCGTCCCGGTTCGCGGGCAGGGGGCCTCGGATATTTCCGACCTGTCGCCAAGTCTGCGGCGGGCAGTCGACGTTGCTGACTACATGGCTTCGCTTCCAGAGACCTCATCTGTTCTGGCCAAGGTGCAGGCGGCCGCGGCTTCGCCGCAGGTAGCCAATCGCAACCTGATGCAGATCCTCGAAGACACGGTCTTCAACTCGTTCGCTCCGATCCGGCGCCTCGAGATCGGCCTCAAGGGCAAGCTGCCCGACGGGGCTGAAAGCGCGTTCAAGGCCGCCGAGATGGCCGTCAACGACAGCGGGCGGCAGGAGGCGCTGCTCTACTATGGCGCGGCCAAGTTCGGTCAGCATGGCGAATATGCTGTTGCCCCCGGGACGATGGGTCTGAAGGACATCTTCAAGCTTGCCGGCGGTGACGGTGCTGACCGTGGGCGGCGCCTGCAGGACTGGATGCAGTGGATGGTCGCGCGCAGGGCGCAGGATCTGGCGGCGCGCGGGATCAAGACGCCGCTCACACCGCAAGACATTCAGACCGCGCTAGCCAAGGGGGCGAATATCCCTGAGTTCCAGCAGGCGGCGGATGCCTGGAAGAAGTTCAACGACGCCAACCTCGACTTCCTCGAGCAGTCTGGCCGCATCAACGCAGCGCAGAAGGCTGCGATGCAGGCCGATGACTTCTATGTCCCCTTCTACCGGTCGGACGAGCGTGTTGACGGCACCTCGCCCGAGCTGGTCCTGCCTGGCTACAGGCCCGGCACGATCCAGGCGGGCATCCTGAGCCGCAATCCCGGGATCAAGGCGATCAAGGGCGGGGACAAGCTCCGCATCGACAACTTGATGCAGAACATGATCCGCAACAGCCAGGCCATGGTGGGCGCGGCTATGCGGAACAAGGCGGCCAACCAGACCTTCGACCTGATGACGCAGGCCGGCATGGCGAGGGTCGAGCCGATCAGCGCTTCCAAGCCCGATCCGAATGCGGTTCGGATATGGAAAAACGGGGTTGAGAGCTGGATCATCCCCGAAGGGCGCGAGGCTTACCCCCTGATGACAGCGCTGGCTGGCATGCAGCCCGTTCAGATGAACGCAGCCATTCAGCTGATGGCTGATATTGCCAGCATCTTCCGGCAGGGCATCACGCTCACGCCACCGTTCATGATCCGCAACGCCATTCGTGGCGCGGTGTCGTCGGGCATCATGACGACCGGCGCGAACCTGACCCTGACCAACAACACGATCACCGGCTTCCGGGAGGCTTACAACAACGGGCAGGCGGCGCAGGCGTTCAAGGCGCAAGCGGGGATGGGGGACTACCGGTTCGGCAACACGGATGCCGGCTTCGGGAAGGACGACATCCTGATCGAGTTCGGCCTTCTGCCAAAGACGATGGGGTCTCGTTTCCGCAAGTTCATGGAGAAGATGGAGCACGTCGGTTCCGCGACGGAACTCGCTGACCGCATCGCGGCCCGCGAGACCATGATCGCCAATGGCATGCGGCCAGATGAGGCGTCCTATCAGGCCCTCACGATCATGAACTACAGCCGGAAGGGCAACAGCCAGGCGCTGCGCGCCTGGCTGCCGCTGGTCCCGTTCTTCAACGCCCGCTTGCAGGGCTTCTCCCGCATGGCGGAGGGGGCTGTGGGCAAGCGCGGGATGGCGGGTCGCAAGCAGGCTCTGATGCAGATGGCCTTGAACGGCTTGGTCCTCTCGATCATCTCGGGGGCGATCTGGGCCTGGAATTCCGACGACGAGGAGCGCAGGGAGAAGTACAAGGACGAGCCGCTCTACCGGCGCCTGAACTATCACATCATGTACTTTGGCGACACCGCGCTCTACATCCCAAAGGCATTCGAGCTTGGCCACGTCTTCTCCTCGATCCCCGAGTTGTTCGCGGATGCCTTCATCAGGGGAGACATGAACGAGATCGGCGCTGGCCTGCGAAAGATCGCAACCGACACGGTGACGATGAACATGATCCCAGCGGCAGCCCTGCCCATCATCGAGGGGCTGACCAACTACAGCTTCTTCCGTCAGGCTGAGCTTGAAGGGATGCGGGAAAGCGCCATGAGGCCATCCGACAGGACGTCAGGGGCATCAGCCCTGACACGCCTGGTCGGGCGCGACATGGGTATCAGCGATCTGACGGGCATCTCGCCCACCATGATCGAGCACTGGGCCTCCAGCTACGGCGGGATCTACTACGTCATGCTGTCTACGGCGATCGACAGCGTAGCGTCGGACCTTGGCCTCATGCCGGTCCGCCCCGGCGGGGCTTTTGGTGACACTCCGGTCCTGTCGCCGGTCCTTAACCGAGCCTTCGGCTCCTTCCTTAGGGACAGTTCGACCACCACCACGAAGTGGGTCGAGGAGTTCTACCGGACCAAGGACTGGATTACCCAGATCCACAGGTCTGCTACCGCCGCCGAAGGTGCGGGGGACATCGAGTATTCCAACAGGCTCTTGGCTGCCGCTCCCGGGCGACCAGCGGCGTACAAGCTTGTCAACAAAGCGGGGACGGACCTGAGCGAGATCAACGCTGAGCTGCGGAAGATCAGGGATGACCGGTCGATGAGCCGTGAAGAGAAGCGCAGGCGCGAGACTGAATTGATCCAGAGGCGGAATGCGATCACAAAGAACGTCATGCGGACGATCCGGGACATTGAGGATAGGCAGGGGGCAACCTTCAGGTCGGTTCAGTGAGACCTATCCTCTCCACCGAAATTGCGGAGATCAGGCGGCTCATCGAGAAGCAGCGGCTTGCCAACTTCGACATCCTCAGCCGGATCGAGCGCATCCCTGCGCCGCTCGAGTTCGGCCAGGCCATCCTCGGCGCCAAGTTCGACGCTTGGCAGCGCCGCTACATGGAGGAGTGCCGGCACCGCGGCCGCATTGCCCTGGCGGCCTGCCGGCAGTCGGGAAAGTCCACTGTCACCGCAATGTTCGTGGCCTGGTGCCTGGTCTTCATTCCGGGCTTCCAGTGCCTCGTGGCGTCTCGCTCCCTGCGTCAGGCATCCCACTACCTGAACGCTGTCCGGAACGCTGTCCTCTCGGTCATCCCGCGCGAGGCGATGCCGCAGCTCAACCGGCTGAGCATGGAGCTTCCGAACGGGAGCCAGATCATCTCGATCCCCTGCGCGCAGCCGGACGCGGGTCGGGGCTTCTCGCCGCACCTGATCATTTTGGACGAGGCCGCGTTCGCGCCGGAGGCGCTCTTTCGGGCCATCACCCCGTCGCTGGCCGCGACGGACGGGGCGCTGCACATGCTCTCCTCGCCGAATGGTCGGCAGGGTTACTTCTTCGAGGCCTTCGAGGGTGAGGCGCAGAGCGTCTTCATGTCGCTGAAGGTGCCTTACACCGAGTGCCCCCGCATCTCCGAGGAGACGATCCGGAACGAAAAGATCGCGCTGGGCGACCTC